ATGTTTCTATTGTCATTTATGCTTCTTCTTTTTGATCACAATAGCGTCATCTGATGCATCCAAACCAACACTTCTGTTTTCAAGCTCTATTGGCTCTTCAACAGGTTGCTGCTTAACTACTTCTGACAGAAGAGCTATTCTGCCAATTTCTATCAATTCTTTAGCTTGCGAATGATCAAGCTCAACAATACTGCCAACACTGTGTGGCTGGCCCTTAATTACACAACCTTTCATCACTTCGTATTTCATATTTCCTCCAAAGATTGGGGGAGCGCAAGCCCCCCCTCACTTATTTAGACGCCATCATTACCGTATGCAAAACTGACTGCGCGACGAACTGCTGCATCTACAGATTGCAGAGCTACAACTCGGATCGTGCCAGATGTGCTATTTGAAAATGGGTCAACTACGAGGTCTAATCCACCAAAAAATCCAATGAGAAGATCATTGAAGTTTCCGAAATAAAGATTTCCAGCAGTTGCCTGGTTGGAAACAATAGCTCGGTAGCCGTTCATAGTGCCGCCTGGCTCCACAACAAATTGTGCAGTGTTAGAGGCTTTCTCAACGGTTTTCAATGCGCCATACATTGATGCTGGCATGATATACGACAGACTACCAAGCAGTGCATTGTCCTCTGCAACGGCAGTTTCAAGACCAACTACCTCAGCAAAAGTCGGATTTGCAGCAGCAAAGGCGGCAACAGTGTTAACACCGGAAGTGTTCAGGATGCCAGTTGGTTGACCACTTGCACCTGTACCTTCCAAGCCAGCTTTGTCGATTGCAATAGCCAAGGCTTGAGCTAGGTCATCACGGATCAAAGACTCAACGTCCAATGAACTTTGGATCAACAATTGCCGTGTTACGTCAGTATAAGCGCCCAGCGTTCGAGGCTGGAGAGAGACTGAGCCAACAGTCATTTCTGACTCTTGCGCGGGTCCACCTTCAGTACTTATCCAAGCGGCAGCGGCACCAGCAGTCTTGCGTGGGATTTTTACATCACCAGAAAGACCAGTCAGCATACGCGCACCGGCTTGCATTACTGATGAGCTGTTTCGCAACACATCAATGAAGTCGCCGCCACGGAAGTCATCAGAGAACAATGCTGATTCATCAGAGCTGTTCAGATCACGCTTCCAGTTACGCAGAACTTCAGCAGGCAACAGGATACCCTGAGCTGTTCGACCATAAGCCTCACCAGCAGCGCGTGAGCATTCAAATTCAAATGCAGCGGCTTCTTGAGCGCGACGATCGGTAGGATTAGCCAAGGCATTGATGGCACGCATGATCGAGAATCGCTTGATCTCTTTCTTGCTCATGCCAGCATCTTGATTTTCAAGAGCTTTTCTAGAACCGATTACTTCAAGCAATTCACCTCGGAATTCCTCGATGCTACGGCCTTCTGAAATAGCTTTGTGGGCCAGATCAGATTTGTTGTGTCGTGCGCCAAGCTCAACAATTTGAGCAGCGTTACGTTGTGCGGCTTGTTTGGCTTGTGCCTCAACCGCTGCAATGTCTAGTTCTGACATAGTTTTTTCTCCATTAGAAATTACAGTTATGTTTTGGGTTGAAGACTCCCCAGACCTACCAACACCAACTGTCACGTCAGCGGGAATAGATACTAGTGATGCTTCGACGGGACGCCATTTTTTGGCCAAATATGTGTTGGCTCTTTTTGGGTCACGCTCTAATTTGCTGATCGAATATCCAACGCTAATGTTAGCTCTGATACCGTCAGCAACATCTGAAAACGCCTCATTAGCCAATGCGCCTTTTCCAAAGCGCACTTTTGCCCGTAGTCTGCGGGAATTGCTATCAAGCTCAACAGATTCAATAACGCCAATTTGCTTTTCAGGATCATGATCCAGCAACAAAGGCGCTCTGCCAGATGCAAGGAATGATAGGTCCATTGCTTCGGCAGAATGTTCTAGCACTTCCATCCCAAAAGATCGCTCTACAGGCTCTTCAGATGAAATGGCAATTTGTACAGTTCGTTTTTCTTCATTAATTGGCGACATCTCAACAGCCATTGCTCGATGTAGAACTTCAAATTCTTTCCGCTGTTCCACAATATCCTCAATAACTTCTTCGACAATTTCGTCAATGACTTCTGGTGTTTCTATTACTTGGTCCATAGTCCTTCCTTCTGTAGCTGGCTCAAATTTAATTGGTGTGTAATCATTATCTTTAAGCCATTTCTTTGCTTCATCAACTGTATATTTGTTTTTGTCAAACCTAATACTCTGGAGGCTTATTTCACCTTCTTTAAGCCCCCAAATTGCATCAATTCCTGGCCCAAACTTATCGTTTGTTCTCTTGAATTCATCATACAGCTTCGGATCAGTTATCCTTGCCGCATGTTCATTTGGATAAGGTCGAGATTCCGGTATATCAATCTCTGTAAACGATTCCATGAATAATGCCTATTGTAATTATAATACAAAAACCAACACCTATCGCTAATGTCGCGACAGCGTACCAAAACGATTTAAGAATGCTAATTAGAGCGTCTTTAATCAACAGAGCTATCTCCAATTACATCAGGAGGAATTGCAACCATTTGTGCTGCGAAAGGCTCAAGAGCATACTTAATACCAAATTGTTCAGCCAACGCTTTATCTCTTTGTATTTGCGAGAACAACTCTTCAACATCTTTGCCATATTGTGATGCAACATCTTGAATTGATAAAATACCATTCTTCATACCCATTACTGCTGCTGTCATTTCTTTCTGCGGATCAACCCATGACCATGCCTTGCCTCTAAACTCAGACGCTAAAGCAAACTTCTCATAAACCCTCAGAGGCAAATTAATTGATCCTATCTCCATGGCTGAAGCCAACCATTCTTCGTAAACCGGCCTGATAAAATGCTCAACCATAAACGCTTGCAAATTCTTATAATGATCGCGTTCTTCCAAGGCTCCTTGACGGATAGAGCTATAACTCGTTGCCTCAAGGTCATTTGATAGGCTGGTATAACTAATGCCCAATCCTGATGCTATGCCTCGCAAAACAGACTTGTGAAACGACTCAAATTCATTGCTTGGATAGGCTGGGTCAAATGACTGAAAGCTAACTCCAGCAGGCAACTGATGAAAGCTGCCTGGTTGAGCGTCCATTATTGGTATATTGTTGTCTAAATCATCAGCAGCAAACCCGTCACCAGCAGGAGATGTAAAAAACCCAGTCTTGCTGGCACCAACTCGCGCCGCAACTATTGCAGCTTCTCGGTATCCACCCAATTGCTTCATTCCTGCCATCGCGGGGGACATCCAAGATTCTCCGCGAGTCTGTCCTGCTCGCAGCGGAATGAACACATGGATCACTCTCTCGGCGGGTATGCGGATATGCTTTGGTGTAATGCTTTTTGTCGTGTAATCGTAATCGCCTGGATGATATCCAAGCACATGGTAGGCAACTGGACGCCTAAAATTATCCAGCTCAATGCCCATTCTTATATCATTACCATTTGCCGCCTTCTGGCTCAGGCTTTCATCAACCTGATCTGCCTCGATGAACTCTATTGCAAATGAGTTCTTGAATTTTGCACTTCGATGCTTGATGATAAACACTTCGCCATCACGCGCTAATGTCTCTATACATAGCTTCTGCGCGTCAATCCATGACATTTTACCGTCTGCCGTTGGATATGACAGCTTTCCCCATGCCCTGAATGCGTCTTCAATGCTTTGGTTTCCGACTTGATCAAGTTTTCCGGTTGAATCGAGCGACTTGACCTGAAGGCCAAATCCGCGCTCACCTACCACGTTAGTTTTGAGCAGATTGAGATATCTTTTGGCGTATTCGTTGTTTCTGGCTAAATCTCTAGCTCTAGCGCGTATAGTCTTTAATACTGGCTGTAATTCACTGTCTGCTGATCGTTCTGACGCTTTAAAGTCATTAAATAACAGACTTTGATTGGCGGCAGCATATGTTCGCTTGAACACTTTTGGCGCTACAGGTTCTGGTTTCTTGAAATAGTCAAATATTCCCATCAGAATCTTACTCGTATCGTCGAACCGCCAGACTTGCCGCGCTTTAATAGTTCATCATTTTTCAATTTGACAACCTCGCGCTTGTAGTATTCGCGAGCATCCATCAAATCCTTGAATGACATTTTGGTCAATGATCGACCAGCTATCGAGTAATTGGCGACATCTGAGTCAGCTTTGCCCTGCAAAATGGTTTCAATCTTTGCTACCATTATCTCAGCATGGATTCTTGGATCTGCCTGACTATTATCCATGTCGGCAATCGCAGAAAAACTGCCAGAATCTACAACAATCCTATTGCTTGATGATGTTTGTACAACCTCTAGTTGCCATTTGTATGTTCCAGGCAAAAAAGCGGAACTTGCAGAGCTGCCAACCGTAAATAAATAATAATCATCTGTTGAGGAGGCAGACTGAGGGATCTTTATCTCATCAAACCCGCCAGACGTTATTCTTGCAACATATTCTGTTGTATATCCACTTGAGGTAGGGTAATCTTTAGATATGTCTGATCTTTTCCATTGCAGAAAGTCGCCCACAACAATGCTTGAAGGCTCGCCCTCGGGGGCTTCTGTTGGATCAAAAGCGTTAGCCATTAATTTATCCTATCGCCACGAATTTACAAAGCCTGAACCAGTTCTCGGCACAAAAGGCATTGCAACAGGCTTTGTGCGCTGTTCTTGCTGAATTTCAGGCTCATCAGCAACATCATTATCGCGCCTATCAGCCAAACTATTGACATCTATATTTATTATAGCATAAGCCGCTATAGAATATACCATACAGTCAAGAGCTTCGTTTCTCGGTCTTGACTTAATATACATTCTTTTTTTGAATCCTCGATGGTATTTAGTAACAACTTTTTCAGCCGTTAACTGTAAAAAATACTCATCATCCAGTTTATCGCTAAAATGCACATATCCTGGACCCTCTTCGGTAATTCTCAATCGAGCAAATATCAAATCTTTGGCAGTATCGACGCCTACAGGAAATAATGGGCATTTACCTATATTGTTTTTGGTTGGCCGTCCAACAATACCTTTGCCTTCACCACCAACACCCTTAATTGCAAATACTCTCCTGCCTGTATGCTTTTTGCAGTAGGAATATACAGTATTTGTGAAGTGTCCACCTGAGTCTATACATGTAGCTCTAATCGGCATTTGCTTATTATTTACAGCTTCATACATCTTAAACAGGTGAGAATCTAATGTTGTCCACAATTGTGGCGTAGATGGATCGCCATACAGTGTTATATGCTCAATAACATATGCCTCGTAATCCCTGCCCCAGCCAATCACAGACAGCTCTAATCGATTATCTTGGACATCGACACCACATGTCAGAAATATAACTTCTTCTGGTATTATTCCGTCGAAATCTTCTCTTCGGTCATTTAATGCGCCATGATCGATTGCTTCGCCTTTTTCTTCATATGATTCGCCTAAATATGTATTAACCCAGACTCGAAGCTGCTCGGGATTCTTCTTAACGGTCAAGAATTCTGTAACACCATCCGCGAGAGGCGTCCAGGGACTGTACATTCCGCTGATGTGAAACCCAGCAATTCCCTTGAACTCTTTATTGGCTCGCCATTCACCATTCCTAACAGACCAACGGCGGTCACTTTCATCCCACAGCGAGCCGCATGAATCACACATGTATTTTGCAGTCTTTGGGTCATTGTCCTGCCACTTCACATTTGACCACTTCAAGACCTGAAATTCTTTGCAATGCTGGCATGGAATGTAGTATTTGCGCTGATCTGAGTTCAAGTAGGCTTCTTCTATCCTGCTGGCACCTTTATTTGTTGGAGTGCTGACAATAACGATTTTCCTGTTCCAAAACGTAGATGTACGCTTTTTCGCTAGGTTTAGTGGATCACCCTCGGAACCGGCAGATGCTGGCGCTCTATCTAATTCGTCCACCAACAAAACTCGAATAGGGCGACTGGC